CGGGTCGACTGACATTGCTTCTTTTACTGATTCTTGAAATTGTTGAATCATTTTCTTTTGGAGAGGGTTACCCGGCTTTCCAACCACTGCGGTCACAAAATCCATTCTATCTGAAAGTTTTCCTTTTTTAACATATTGGAAAACTTTTTCAATATCCAAGTTGTGAGTATCCACAAACTTTTGGATTGCGTCTTTATTCATACCAGTTAAACCGCCAATTTCCATTGCGGTTCTACTTGCGTTCTCGTTTAATAATGATTTCAATTTCATTTGATATCTCCAAAATCACACTCACAATACCCACCCACTTCGCAGATGATTTCTCTCATAAGTGTATTAACCTTACTATAATTATTAGTTTTTCTTACAACACCTTCTTTAATAACACCTTCATTTGTAGGTCTCATAAAAGCTCCGTGAGTTGATGGGTTGGATACAAAGTCCCAACAAATTAATTCAAAGTCATTTTCAACTGCAACAGTGTCTTCACCAAGTTGACTTACTGAACCCATACCTCTTGAAGAAATACCAACTGTACATTCAGCCTTGATAAGTTCTTGTAAAATTTTACCAGCAGGTGTGTTTAAGATTTCAACAGCACCCACAACATCATCACCATTCCACCATACATCACGAACAATGTGAGATGTATTCTTCAATTCAATTACTGATGATTCCGGATGGTCTAATTCACCATACGCTCTATTTTCACGAATCTCACGACCTTTATACCTATCAATTTCTCTTTCAAGAATGTTTTTAGGATATACTCTACCATTTTGGTTTTTAGCATTTGCTCTCTGCAATACACCTGTCACCAAGAACCTTCCGTGACGCTCTTGAGACTCCTTTAAGATTTGGGGTGTGATTTGGAATACAGTAGTATCAACTAATAATTGCTTCATTATTTTTCCCAGATTTGTTTTTTGCGGTAAAGGTCAAGAAAAACTTTAGCTAATTCTTTACGAATCAACAATCTAATTTGAGAGATGTCATCAATCTCCAATGCCTCATTTACTTTTTTCTTTTGACATCCGCAAGACATATTACGCCCCTAATTCTTTAATCTTACGAGAAATTTTTAACATTCGCTCAGAGATTTTACCGAATCTGACTTTTGTAGATTCCCAATACTGATTTTGACCTACACCCATTTCAGTTTTGAGTTTGGTGTTTTGGTTTACCAATTGTTCTACTTCGTAAAGTTTACGATTAATTTCTTTAATAGCCAAATTCACTTTCTTTTTAGCAGAAAGCGTTTCATCTCTTTTGTAAGCACGATATGTAGCTTCAATCAAACTCTCTAATTGAGAATCTAATTTTGAAAGTGACTCAAAGTGTTTATTTGATTTCTTTGATTTTTTATACCCCAAAACCTCAATATGGTCATCATCCATATCATCTTCACTTTTAGCAAAAGCGTATGGCGTTCTTGGGGGACCAGCACCACCATCAAGGTTTGCGGTCACATTGGCTTCATCCAACTCTTCCTCTTCTTCTTGGAGTTCAAGTTGATTAAATTTATCTTCAAGTTCTTTTAACAAGTATCTACTCATTTCAATTTCCTCACCTCTTGTAGCAATTCGTGGTATCTTAACAAAGAAAGAACTTGCGTTTCGCTGATTACTTTTGATGTTGCAATACTATCCATCAAATTGATAGTTTCGTTTAACTTGATTGAAATAACTTTATCAGAAACTTTTAATTTACCAAATTGGGTTTTTAATTTTTTAACTTCTGATATAACATACTTTCTTAACTTCTCTGAATTATCAATGTTGTTGATGTATGTTCTCAAAATGGTCTTTTGTTCGGTTGTAAGACCTGTATACTTTTCGTTAAACGAATCTACCAAAAATTTGTAAGCCAATAGTCTAACTTCTTTTGGTTGACTTGTGTAATCTTCGTTCAATTTTTCTTCTACCAATTGTTCTTTTTTGGTAATGATGTTTTCAAAGATTGTATTCTTACATTCAACCCATTCTTTTGGAGATGTTTCTTGTTTGAATTCAAACAATTTGTAGGTTGATGCTAATTCTTTGTAATTGTTTACACGATACTTGAAAAAGTCATCAATTTTGTATGATTCTTTAATAGACTTGATTAAGTTATACTTTTGTCTACGAAGAATAGATTCATTTAACTTTTCTCTTTGCTCTAAAATGATATTAACAAATTCTTGAGCCAGCAGCAATTTGTCTCACGAGCAACTCAAATAAAATACCCGTATTTTTGAACTTACTGTGTTTTAATTTACCCATTTCAAACCTTTTATTTGACTTTCTAATAAATAAATATCATATTATAGGTTAAATCGTATCATCTAATAATTGAGACTCATCTAATAACCCAGATTCTTCAGTTTTAGACTCTGGTTTCAACGATTCTATAATCATAGCTTTAGTTTTAACCTTCATTTTAGTTAGAGAAGATTTTAGTGCGGCTTGAGATTCAACCGCCATCGGACTCTTTCTAAATGTGTGATATGCATTATCAGCTCTTACATCGGTTTGTTTACCAAGTGGGTCTCTACCCATATTTGCTTGGTCAGTTCCGTAGGTTCCACTTTCAGTTGGTCTTCCAGCACCAGGGAATCCACCTTCAGGCGAACCACCTTCTTCTTCAGCCGGCTGTTGAGCAATCACAGCAAGGTCGTGTGGTGTACCAAATGACTCACCGGTCTTGGCTGGGTCATTACCTTCGGTTGTAATTTGTTCTTGTCTGAAACCTAACTTCAAGTCATCAATTACTTTTTCTTGTTCTGCTTTCCATTCATCATCGGACATATTAAAGATGTTTTTGTAAATCCACTCTTGTGAAATCATCTTCAAGTCTTTCAAATCACGAGTCAATGATGTTTTTTCAGCAAGTAAAGCAACCTTCTCTTGTTCGTAAATGATAGATGGGTTTGTAAGTTCCAACTCAAAGTTTACGAGGTCTTCATTCTCGTATCCTTGTGAGTATAGGTGAACGATTGCAATTTTAGTTAATTCTGAAAGAACAATCTTTTGGATTCTTTCAACGGTTCTTGCAAATCTAATGTCTTGTTGAGCAAGTGTAGCTTTACCTTCAACACCCTCTTCGTATCCGATGAACGCCTTGGGAACTTTCAAAGCCGCCATCATTCTATTCTTCAAGTATTCAATGTCATCAATACCACCGAACTCCATACCACTTAAAGAATCAATTTCAGTTCCACTCTGACCACCACGAACGGGCAAGAAGTAGTCTTCTAACATATTCATCATATTGAACTTGAGGTTGTAATCACCGGTGTTTTGGTCAATGTATGGAACCTTCTTCATTCCATCAATGATGTTTCTCATATGTTGGTCTACCTCTTGTGGTGGGATATTACCAACATCAATTTTGAAGATTCTCTTTTCAGGTGCTCTCATAATTCTATGAATCATCATAGCATCTTCCATAAGAGTCAACTGCTTCCAAGTTTTTCTAGCACCCTCTAACAACGAAGCACCATATGGTAAAAAGTTGGTGTCGGTCATCAATCTAAAGTGAGCAATCTGATAGAATGGGAAGTATGTGTGTTTGTCTTTACCATATGAGAAATTGGTAGAAGAACTCATACTTGATAATTTGAATCGTACTTCATAAGGATTGTCTTGATTGAATCCCTCTTCACGTTCAAGTTCGTATGCTGAAATTGGTTGAACGTTTACAATACCCACACCCTCTTCAATATCCAAATACAAGTAGTAATCACCATATTTGTTCATACCACGAATCCAAGCCCAAAGATTGAATTCAATGTTTAAGATATCATAAAAAAGGTTGTGAAGAATCTTCTTTAAGTTTTCATCGGAAGATTTAATACGGATTACATCACCCATATCATTTTTCAAAGTTGTTTCATCCGAATAAATGTCCAAGATAGAGTGAATGATTGAGTCTTTATCCATCGCCTCGTAGTCGGTGTATAATTCCAACTTGTTTGAGTGATAGTTAAATTGTTGGTTGTAGGTTTCCCAGTTTCTACGAGAAGTATGTAATCTACCAAATCTATCGTAGTAGGAAGTTCCACGGATATTACCTTGGGACTGAAGTCTTTGCGAGTCTACCGTTTGTAAACGACCCTTACCCACGCGTCTTACAATGACTTGGGTAGCGAATAGTTTTTGTAGTCTTCCAAATAGTGAATTATCTGCCATAATGTTTTCTCAAGTTAAAGAGTATATCTTTACAAGCTATAAATATACAAAAAATAAACTACACTACCAAATTAAAGTATCCAGGTCATATCAACATCATTTCCACGACCATCTTTGATTACCCACGGATTACTTTGACCTAATCTTGAATTGTAAACACCACCTTGAGTTCTACCAATGTGGGTTAGTGCGGTTCTACTTAAATCAATACCTTGTTGTCTTAATTTCAATGCGGTGTCTCTTACCCAAAGACCTGTGGAGAATGACATAACCAAGTCATCGTTGTACCCTTGTTGTGCTTCTGCTTTAGAACCATTCCAAATGAATACAAATAACTCATCAATCAACCTTTTAGAATGGATGATTGGAGTTTTTTCTCTCATATAAGTGTCAAGTTTAGAAATCACCAAAGGTCGTGTTCTTGATGACATAGTAAAGCCCGGAACCATATCCTCTTTCTTTTTCAAGTCCCAACCTTTACGAAGATGGACATCATCATCAATATATCCCAACTCACGATATGAGTAGTATAGGTTTGTATAGTTTCGGTCAATCACTTCTTGAATTACAGCCCAACCAATGTTTGCGTTTTCCACCACCAGCATTGCGTTGTTCCATTCAGCAGCAACTGATGTAAGGAATGCTCCATATTGTTTGGTTTCAATCTTACCTTTGTATTCTGCAACTTGTTCTACCGTCTCAATATCAATAACGTGAAACGCTGAATAGTCGGATGAATCACCACGAGCCACGTCGGCTACTACCACATAATCACGAGAATAATTTGGATATTCCCACAACCAATAGTTTCCATCAAATCCACGTTTTTCAATTGGGTCTTTGATGTAAGTTTCGGTGTACCAACTTAAAATAGATGAATCAACCACCGTGTAACCCGAACTGATGAAATCACAATCACATTCTTGAGCAGCACCTTTCTCACCAAGGAGTTTGGTCTGGTCATCTCTCCACTTTTGGTTTCTTTCGGGGTGAACGGTCCAGTGTAGTTTGATTGGATTCCAACTATCACCAGCCTCACCCTTTAACCAAATTTTATGGAACCAGTTTCCCACACCATGTGGAGTTGATAATACAATAGCTTTACCGCCCGTTGAAAGGGTTGATTGAGCAGATGTCCAAATATCCTCAATGTTTGTAATAAAGGCTGCCTCATCCATAATCAACATAGAGAGTGCTTCAGAACGACCAGCGTCTCCAGCAGCAGATGTTGCTTTGATTTGAGAACCATTTCGTAATCGTAAAGAAAGTTTGTTGTCTTCTTCGGTCTGACCCTTTAGCCAACTTGGTAGGTTCTCGTGCATAAAGCGAACCTTGGTCACGAGGTTTTTTGCTACTTCTTGTTTGGTTGCAATTACAAGAATGTTTTTATCTTCGTGGAATAACATCATCCACAAGGAATATCCAGCGGATAGGGTTGAAATACCTAACTGGCGAGATTTAAGAATGACATTGAATCGGTGGTCGTTAAACTCCCTCATCAAATCTTCTTGGAAATCGTATAAGTTAAAAAGGATTTTCCCTCGGTGAGGGTGTTGGATATAACAATACTTCTTAAAAAAATATACAGGGTCTTTAGCACACTTGATGTACTCTTCCCTAATAAGTTCCTTTAAAGTTTTTGCCATACATTTTTATTTAGAGTGCAAATACCAAACTTAAAGTAGCACCACCAACAAAACCAAATACCAAACCTTGCCACATTTTGGAAGATTTTTGCTTTTTAAGAACTGTAATTTCTTTTTCTTTTAATGTAATGATTTTGTTTTTTTCAACAATTACCAAATCTTTTGTGGAAATTACTTTGTTTAAATTGTCAACCTCAACTTTATACAAACCAATAGATTTTGCATACAAGTCAAGTTTTTCTTGTGTTAATCTTAATTCTTCAACACAAAGGTCTCTTTCGGCTTTTACTTTTAAAGCCTTTTCAAGGGATGCTCTCGGAACCGCAATTAAGTTAGGTTCAGTTGAAAGCGTCTGTGAAAGCATCGGCAATGTCGTTGTCAGACATAGCGTCAAGCTTAGCAACATCTTTTTCATATCGTTTCCTTAACTTGTTGATTTGAGCATCTTTTCTATCAATCTGACCATCAATCTTTTTTAACTCTTTTTCAATCTCTTTGTTGAGTTTTAAAATAGAGTCTGACTGATTTTCTAATGATTGAATTTGTTCTTTGTACTCTGCTTCACGTTCCTTCAACATTTTCTCGTATTCTCTTTTGTATCTATTACCTGCAAAAAAGAATTGATATGCAAGTAGCGCTAATAACGCAAGAATTACAAGTTGTTGAGTATTGAAACGTTTCATTTATTTCTTTGCAGCGGGCTTCTTAACAGCAGCTTTTGGTTCTGCTTTTGGAGCAGTAGCTTTTTTCTTTGGGTAGTATCTCTTCTTTTTAGGAGCAGCTTTTTCTACTACATTAGCTACATCTGAAGTTTCTTTAACTACCTTCTTAGCAGCAACTTTAACTTCTTCAACCGCAACTTTTACTTCAGCTACTTCTTTTTTAACTTCAGCAACAGTTTCTTTGATTCTCTCATCAATGGTTGTTTTACCAAGTAACCAGTTCCAAACTTTCTTTAATGTTTCCATAGTTTATTCCAATTTTAATTAAACTACTAATAAGTATGTAATTTAGCATTAATAATTAAAGTTTTTAGTGTTTCTTCAAAATCAACACCTAACAATTCATAGTATTTACTACCTCTAACAATATATGCCCCATCTACCAAGCTTTGAACTGTATTAGAATATAATGGGTGTGAGGGGTCATATTGATGGTGTTTTGCTCCCCACAAGTGATACATCGTATTGTTTAGCTCTTCTTCTGCAAAAGTACGGGGTAAGTTTATGTCAAAATGGTAAAATTCATTTTCAGCATAAATAACATTACACATACTTTTTGATTGTAAATGTATGTTGTATTTTATTTTGAAATAATATAACGTAGCAGCTAATAACCATTGTTCCATAGTAATTTGAGCCGCTGAGAATGGGGCTTTTAGTCTTCTGGATTCATTACTAACAAATGATACATCTCCGCTTGAATTAAAAATAAAATCAAAATAAGTTTTGACATATTCATTTTTTAAATCTTCGTTCAACATACCAATCACAGCACAATTCATAGGGATTGTATTTTTGAATGAACTCACCCACTCATCAGACCACACCCAATTTTCAGTATGATGTATGTCTAATGGATTAGGATACAATGTAGTCATTTCTCTATTCAGATAAACTAAATCACAATCAGTATAATCCAATAAAGATTTATGCAACATTAAGTCGGTATCATAAATAAAAAATGGGCAAGTCAACTTTGACATAGCCCATATTTTTGGAGTCGCCCAATAATTGTATGATACTTTATCGTAAGGGTAATCATCAAATAAATTTGTAATAACATCATCATATAATGGTGTTATATTTAATTTATCAAATTGAGCTTTACTCTTTAAATCAGTAATTAATACAAGTGGTATATTTGGGTTTGATTTTTTATGATTTATACAAGAATAGTAATGTGCTATTTTTTCAAAAGGACCATACTCTTTACCATAAAAAATATAAACGTGATATGCAATCATCAAAACTTATTTAAAATAACTACCACTTTCTACAAGACCAATAACGAGCCTTCCATCTTGGACCCGGATTGTCACAATTATGTCTAGCTCTGAATGACGCTCTTGCTTTGGGATTGTCTTTACGAATTCTCATAGTACCACCCTTAGCATCACCACCTTGGCCAAAGTTTACTTTAACAACATTACCTTTGTCGTTTTTAACGTACACTTTGAACTTTTTAGTATCACCTTGCATAATCTTACCAAGCTTTACTTTTCTACCTTGGTATTCTGCTTCGTTGATATCAGCTTTGTATTCAGCCATAAACTGAACGAATTCTTTTAGGTCTTGATAGTTTTCTACATCGTACTCTTCAACCACTTCTTCCTCTTCTTCTTTTAAGAATGGTTTTGCAGCAAGATTTGAATAAACTTTACCAAATTCAGGAACAAATCCGTATTGTTCTTCCATAAAGTTTTTTACATTATGGTATTCTTCTTTGATGATTTTTTTTAAATCATTTTTTGATAATTTGGATTCTTTGATTGGAGTTTCTTCTTCCTCTTCAAGTTTGTGAACAGGATACATTTTTCCGTTGAATTCAAATTCAGTCAAACCTTCTTTTCTTGCTTTGAACAATGCGCCGGTAAAAGCATTACCTTCATTTACATTATCTTGAGCTAAAGTTTTGATGTTGTTGATTATGGTTTTAATTTTTTTACCATCAGCGGTTCTAACAGTCACACTTCTACCCATTCTATCAATTACCGTTGCAATTTTGTTTGCCGATTTTAAGAATACAAAATCACCGATTTCAACCGATGATTCGTTTACCGATTCTACTTTTTTAGGTAAGTTAGAATGTTTAGTTGCAGCAAAGTCTCTGATGTCTTTTTCTGACATAGAGTCTACAATATCTAATACTTCTTGTGATGCTTCAGAACGAGGTACTTCACCTCTCTTAACTGCTAGAGCCAATCCAAAAATCTTTTGTTGTTGTTGTGATACAGACGCTTCGTTTACCGATTCACCACCTACTACTTTTGCAATAGTATCAATATGACCTTGGATGTAATTGTGTTCCGATTCAAGGTTCATCATTTTTGCCAACTTCATAATCTCGTTTGCAATGTTTTTTGCAGCAAAAAGATATTCTGGTGATGGATTGTATCCGGGTCTTTGAATGTGTTTTTCAATAAAGAATAAAACATCTTGGAGTTTAGCACTACGAACTGCCATATTCATATCTACACCCTTTGACTCAATGTCTTTGTAAAGGTTAGATGCGCCAGGACAAACATCAAAATAACGAGTTTTGTAATCACCAACAGTAATTTCTTGTGGGTCGTTCATCTCATCACCTTCGGTTTTCATCAAACGATTTTTAGCAAGAAGAGAAAGGAACTTAATGTCAGCGTCTGCAATTTGCTTTAGTTCTTGTTTTGATAATTTATCCAACATAACAACCACTCTTTTATACATTGGGTCTGCTGGGTTAATCTTATCAATATCTTTGTATGCGTATTTAAGAAGACCAAGGTGGGTATTATCAAACTTTTCGTTTACTGATTCTTTCTTTACACTTCTTTTTTGAAGAACTAACTTATTGATTTGTGAGAATAAATCTGCAATATCCTTATCCAACTTTTTCTCATCCGCACTCATAGGTGCTTCAATATCTACATTTGAATAAAGTTTCTTTTTCTTAGCAATCAAAGCATCTACCTTTTTAAGTAAATCGTTTTTAGCTTTGTCTAAATCTTTGATTACTTGGTCTGGAGTTGATTCTTTGATACCATATTGATTCTCAATAGCATTTAAAATGTTTCTCATTTTTACGATAGTGCTTATTTCAAATTTATTACCACTTTCAATACTCTTTTGCATTTTTTTTACAAACGAGTCCATATGTTTCATAGCACCATTTGCTAATGATTGATGTGTGTCTTTAACTTTGATGAATTGTGGTTTTGCTTCGTTTACCGACTTGTTCTTCTCTTTTTTTTCATCAGGACTCATACCAAATGTAGAGTGAACCAACTTGTCAAGTTTCATATGAAAATCTTTTTCTTCCGAATCGGTGGCTTCACTTGCACACTTTTTCCAACCACCACCAGCATCACCATATTGTTTAGACGCCCAACCATTTGCATATGCAGAAGGATATACATCAAACTTTTCTTTCGCTTGTGATTTGTAATAAGACCACTTTGATGGGTCAGTCGGGCAGTTTTTTTCTTCTAGCTTTTGAACTGCTTCACCTAAACGAATATAATACTCTTTATTTTTCATATAATACCTCACAAAATAAATAGGTGGGGTCAGTCGTTTCCGTTTTCTAACTTGGCGATGAACTCCGTTTTGAATTTTTCAAATTCGGC